AACCTGTCTATATCTTTTTTCGTGAACACATATAATTTCATGAGCATACCCCTTATCAATGCTAACGTTGATTCTGTGCAAGATACTCCGTGAGCTTCTGCTTTGTTTTTTTTAATTCCTCAACATTATTCCCACTGATCTGACTATCCAACATGGTTGATAGTACTTCCAGAATCAATGAATCACGCTCCGCGATCCTCTGAAGACTCTCAAAGTCACGCTTATCATGTTCTTCCAGTGTTTCAACTCGCTTGTTGAGTCGAAATGCCGGAGTAATCCACTTAAGAATTACGGCCACCGCTCCTCCGACAATAGACACTCCTCCGCAAATTGAGAGGAATACTTGTACAAATTCTGATATGCTCATTTGCTCTCCTTTTCCCAGTAGTATACCGGGATCTCATTACCACTATCCCATGTATCGTAATATTTGCCGTTCTGTACCGTCACCACATGACCATCTATGCATAGAATGTATGTGCCTGTCTGATGATCTGCGCAAAAATCATTGACTGTATAGATATATCGCTCTGATTGTTCAATCAGTTTGCGTCTGTATCCATGCTTGTAGAGATACGCTCCCCAGACATAATTTGCACTCGGCATATCTGACAGAGCACATGCCTGTATCATCAATCCGGCGAATACCGTTTCCCAGTCGGATCCAGTTGCTTTGCATATTGCTCGGACAACGCAATCTCCTGTTCTCTTATCCTTAACAGGATTCGGATTGTAATATTCCCATCTATCCATCAGTCAATCCCCTTTGCTGTCTTATATCGTTTTGCCGCTCCTCTGGCTTTTGCGGCATTCTGGCGATTCCACTTAGCGATCATGAGCCGGTCTTGCAGCTCTCTTAGATCATTGTCTTTGCAGTACTCTTTGTATGCAGCATTTTGTTTCTGCAAAAGATAAGACTTCCGGTCAAGGTCTTGTTGGAGGGCAAATTTCGCCTTTTCATTCGGTGCATTGTCAACTCCTGCTTGCAGTCCAAGGACTTCGCGTTTTGTCTTGCGGATTCTTCGCTCATAAGCACGTTGTCTCTGCTCCTTTTCGTACTGTTTGCCTTTGTCGACTTTATCCTGTGCCGATAGTTCTGCATAGGGATTCGGCATTCCTTCCACCCAAACTGAAAAATGATGTCTGCAATTTACTCCACATATTCCATCAGCTTCACCATAATGACAATTTTCAATAAAATCTGGATATTGACTTGCTTTTTGCTTCAGCATTCTACGGTATTCTGGTGTATCTCGTTCCTGAAAGAACTCCGGCTTGATTTCTTTTAATTTTTCCCAATCTATAGAAAATACCTGCCCTTGCCATACTTCATGGCTTGGGCGGCTTCCTATATGTGCCGATGTCAATACTAAACCATATCCCATTTCTTTCATTCTTGCTAACTGAATATCAGCACACGCCTGAGCCACACCAGTTCTGACAGAACGTGCGACTGCTGTTTCAATCGTGTCTTTTCTGCCAGATGGATATGTGACCGTAACACCATTGCTTACAACATTATTAACTGCCTCTTTGATGGCTTGTGTATACCCAACCGCCCCAGTCATTACATGATTATATGCAAGGTCACATTGCTCGATATAGAGCCTTTGAGCGGCACTTGCAGTTGTTCTTGTGAAGTTCTTCCATTCGCCCATAGTCGCAAGCATATTCCGCTCCATGAGTCTTATCATGGCTGGCGACTGTTCGAGCGGTACAGGACTTAATCCTGCCGCCTTGTATACTTTATCATCATAGTTCATTGCAGTGATTCCGGCATCTTCAAACGCTTCAAGAAGTTCCTGCTGTTCACGTTTGGTGTATTTGGATAATTCTGCCAGAATGTCCTCTAACAGTTCACCGGATTCCTGTAGCGTTCTGATTCTCCACGCATCGGCATTGGTCAGAATGTAGTCCTCACCTCTGCCGATTCTTGCCATCATTCTCGACACAATCTCAGAGATGATGTACTGATGCAGTTCTTCTGCTATCTGTTCACTGCCCTCTGTAATTTGCCGTAAATATTCTGGACTAAGTATAGCATATCACCTCTTTCGTCAAAAGTCGTGGTACATGTTTTGGTTTTTACTGGTTAACTAAAGCCCTCAAATAGAATAAGATAAGGTTTCGTTTATTTCTATTTAGAACAGTAGTAAGAATTTAATGTGTTATTATCATCTATAAAATAAAGCGTGTAAACTGCTAATTTTAAATTATTTAATGTACCAATTACAACATTATTGCGATTTTTTATTGTTAAATTAGTACCCTGATTAAATACATTTATTTTAAATTCTCTAATTCCTTTGTAATTATAGTACTCATTCAAGATAAGTTCGCAGTCATTGTTTGTTCTAATATTAATATTAGTTAGATATGTACTTATTTCATTTAAATCTATTTTAACTCTGCTGTCCGTAAATGATAAGTTATTACTTTGTAGATTTGTAGGACAAAACAAACCTTTATCAATTATACAAGTAGATGATAGGTATCCATAATCCTCTGATGTTACATTTCCATATATAACACCCCATGTAAGATTAGAAAGTTCAAAAAAGTCTTTACGTGTATATTTGTTAGCTGTCAATAACTCAAAATAGCAATATCCACTTGTTTTAATAATTTTCCTAATATTTTCTCCGAATCTAAGATTAATTAATGCAATACTGATACTTCTATCTTTTGATATATCTGTATTTTTTAATTCAACACCAATATCAATACCCTCAAACCCAACATTAGTTAAGTGCCAGCCATTAATTGGTTCTGTGCCATCACTGTTAATTTGTAATGCTATAGAATTATTGCCAGCTGTATAGTTAGTTGACGAAAATCTTGTATTATATATTCTTATTTCATTAGACCATGAATAATGATTTTTATCATGTTTTATGCAGATGTCTTTTGCATGGATATTATTTATGTATAGGTTTATATATTGATTAAAATCTTTATTGCTTGTTCCATAAAAATAAATACCTCTACCATTAGGTGCGTCAATTCTATTTAAAGTTATATTTGAATTTACACAGCCATGTATTTTTATGGCAAAATCAATTCCGTCATATAAGATTTGTCCATTTCCAAAAATGTTAATGCTATATCCAGTAATAATTAATGGATTTGTTATTTTGTATTTTCCGGATAAAAATACATTATATCCGTTATTTTTTTTAAAGTCTAAACATTTTTGTACAGATTCAGTGTCATCAGCAATACCATTTCCAATTGCACCAAACATTTCTGGTGTAAAATAACCATTTTTTATGTAATGTAAGAAATTCGCATTAATTTTATTTTCTGTAATCGCACCATCTTGTACAGTAGTCGTAGCATCTGGATGTGCATTCAACCAGCTATTAATTGCACTAGATGTTTGCTCATCTGTTGGTAATCCTTGCTCAACCCATTCAACACTTCCGTTTTTAGCACGTGGAAATTTATCATCATCTTCTAAATTAGGTTTATGTATATAGTTATCTAAATCTTGCTTTAGTGAATCAGTTTCTGCCTTTGCTTCTTTAAATTTATCCCCTACGGCTTTGGAGTCGGCAAATGCTCCCTGTATGGACAATGTTTCATCAGACACGGGCGTTTCGATAACATTTCTATAAGGCAACTGTCTCTTCTTTCCGTCTGCTGTGATTATTCCCTTGAATGTATCGGCCATTTTTTTTACTCCTCTCCAAATAGTGTTGGCTCGTCTGGCTGAGCTTCTTTGACTATTGCTTTAGCTTCTTCCTCGGTCATTCCCTCGAATTTCACGAAATACAACCATGCCGGAACTTTGCCAGTGGTCACATACTGCCACCATCTTGCACGGTCATTTTCACGCACATACAGAATGTCTCCGAAATCATAATTGACTTCATAAGCCCCAACCGGTGCAAGTCCGTACAGGTCAGCGTAAACGTTCAATGCGTAAATAACTTCATCCAGACAGGATTCCAGTTTATCTCGAACGTCTTTGACGAACTGCACTGTCCTCTGCTGTTCTGCTTCTACTCCTGTAGCCGTCTGTATGCCGCTAGATTCGTTAAAAACAAAGTATCCGTTGGAGAATCCAATCTTGTACCCTAACTGGCTTAAAATGGCGTTTATGCCGCTTATACGGGTATCTGTGTTGAGAATCGGATTGATTTCCTGATAGAACTCTTTTTCATCCTGCCCGAATACATTCTTGACAAAGTGCGGTAATTTCATCTCATTACGTCTGTTCTCCATACCCTGCGGTGACATGGCTGCTACAGGTGTACCGCTTGGCATCAGCAGTCTATCATCTGCCAAGACAATCTTCTGCGAATCAAAAATCTCTCCGGCGTTCCTGCTGTATGCAATATCGAGGTCTTTTAACTCTTCAATGGCTTCTGCAAATATCGGTAAGCCAAGTGGTGTACTGATATCTACATTGTTCGCTTGTGGTGTCCGCAGCACTCCGTACAAAGCTCCGTCTAGCTTCTCACCGTTTGCCTTGAGTATCGGCGGCGTATCTGCCATAAGGTCAGCCCATTTGGTCTGTTTAAGGTCGATTCTGTCGCCGATTGACTGAGGAGATTTTGATACATAGGCTCTGTTGGAAACATAGTACGGATAGGTTGTCACTCCGTCCACTGTTGTCTCAACAAACCTGTGATATTCGAGCCTTGTGTAGTATTTTCTACCAACAGTATAAGAATCCTTAAATATAATCCCTTTGATTTCCTGATTATCGTAATCAACAATCATCACATCTGCCGGAGTAAATACGTCGAGGCTCTCGCCGTTTGGCTTAATGAACACTGTTCCGTAAGCACATCCGTATTCTACCCAGTGCCGGATCTGGAAATATACTTTATCTATCTGCTCCTGTAGCCATGTCGCCCTTGCAGAACCATCTATCTGAATACCGATCGCCAGTGTTGCGAGCCGTGCTGTCTCTGAGCAGACAGATTTTGCAAAATTAATCGTCTTGATGTTATTGTTATCATCTAACCAGTATGGAACGCCTCGATATATGTTTGCACATTTATTAATCAACGATTCCATCTCTGGAAATTCTGCTGCCTGGATGTTGAAGTCCTCTTCGGCTTGTTTTTTGAATATCATGTTAAACCACCTTTTTAGTGTTGTTATAAGTCCCATTTAGTCACCATTTTTCTTTTAGCTGATTTATTGGTGTTCCGGCAACTCCGGCACTCTCTCCGCTATCTGTTGCTTTGAAAAATGCATTCGGAATCTGTGGATACATAAATTCAAACATGAGATAATTTGCTGCATCGCAAAGATATTCTGTGTTTCCAGTTTCTTTATATTTTTTAATGCACATATCATGTGATTCAAGTGCATCTACTAATTTCATTCCAAAGTTGTCTGCTGCTGTGCCATATTTATAAAAGCTGACTTCCACTCGATTCTGTCGTAATTTGTCAAATCTGTCCGAATACTCTTTCGGTAGTTCTATTCCTATTTTACTCATTATGCACTATGTCCTCTTCTCATCGACAATGGACTTGTGGCGTATCTAAGGGCGTCTATATAATGATCGTTGCCATCTGGATAATCTGCAATCACTTCTCCATTGCTATCTACTTCATGCTCATAATTGATAATTTCCTTGTATGCTCTAGGCGTTCGTGCCGGATCAATGACTAATGTTCGGCACTGTAACCACTCAAAAGTATATTTGCGGCTTCCCGGTGTAACAATGGCTCTACGCGCTGGAAGTCCTGCATCTCGGAAGTCAATAATACTTTCTTCTTCATCAACTCCGCAAGAGATTGAATAATCATCATATCCTTTTTTCTTTATCTGGTTAGCCATTTCCTTGTTTCTTATCTTGCTACCTCCAAGTTCGTCCAATAAAAAAACTTTTTCCTGATTAGGAACATAAGCCACACGAATAAACGCTTTCGGATCTGGATACCATCCCCAGTCCTGACCCTGATAGATACTTTGATACTTCTGGATTTCTTGATCCGAAATTGTCCTGATTTCCAACAGTTCAAAAATGTTTGTACCGAGTCCAACAGGAAGGCCAAGATATTCATGGTCGTAAGCTCTCTGATTTGTCTTTCTCAAATGCTCCGCATCATCAAGGAATTGTTGACCAAGCCATTCAACAGGAACTGATCTGTAATCGCTCTTATGCCTGTAGCTGTCGTCTCGTGGCTCTTCTACATACACATTCGCCCAGTTACTCCGGCTAATTGGCGGATTGAATGTCTTAAATACAACAAACTTACTGCCACCTCGAAGAACTGACTGCTGCACTGTACGAATTTCTTCAATGCCCGAAAATTCGTCAAGTTCTTCGAACCAGAGATACTTGAAATATCCCTTGCTTGCTTTAATAGATTTAGTCTTTTTTGCCTTGTCCAGTCCTCTGAATATAATCTTCTGGCCTGTTTGTTTATATGTGTACTGCATAGGGCTTACGCTGGTATCCCACAAGTCATTAACTCCAAGTGCATCAATTCCCCACGCAATTTGCTCGTACACAGATTCTCGAAGCGTATTTCCAACTTTTCGGAATATGACTGCATTAGTTATTGATCCATTAATAGCATCTTGCATCATCTGGAAAGGAATCATCACTCCAACAAATGAGGATTTCGTTGAACCTCGTCCGCCAAAAAGATCGTAATAGGTGTGTTTTCCGTCCATAATGTCCCAGAATACATTGTAAAAAGCCGGAGCTATAATTTCATTCAGATTAATCGGATTCTCATTCATTCTGTTTCTCCGGCCTTGGAATATTATTTACAATCGTAATCTTTCCATCTCCAGAATCATCATTTTTCTTGTCAGCATCCCATCCCTTAAAATTATTTCTCAAACTGAACTGAGCGCCATTTGAACCGTCACGATCAAATAGCCTTTCCTCTGCGTACTGTTCTACCCTCGCTTTTGCGCGCGTAATCGTGTCAACGAATTCCAGCTTTGCCTGATAATTTAAGAGTGCCTGTCTACTCGTAAATCCAAGAGCTAAAGCAAGACCTGTAACAGTCGGGGGATGAACATCTATTAAAACAGGAAGGCCAAACTTATTAAATATTTGATTACCTTCATTATCAGTTAATGGATAACCCTTGCAATCTTCGAAGTACTGTTCTATTTTGCTTTCAATCTCTTCAACGCTTGTGTACATTGGTGTCATTCCCATGTTCTCACCTCCAACTGGCTATAAAACCCCATAGTAACACTTCTGAGTATATTCTATCACAGGTTAGTAGAAAAGTTGTGGTACATGTTTGAGGAATTTTGCGTTAAAAAAGAGCCGGTAAACACCGACTCTCTAATTTTATTCATTGCTTTGTAATTTTCTGATCGTTTCACCCTGATCTCCCGGACACCCCATGAAACACTCCGGGCAATGTTCGTAGAATGTACATCTGATGCAGTCATGTGGACTGATTGAACTGCAATATTGATGTAGTACTGCGAATGCTGATATGGCGAGTTGTGGGGTTATCTCTGGTGTAGGTTTGTCTGTCATGGTTTTTCACTTCCTCCCCAATCTAATTTCTGTCCACAGGAGTAGCAATATGATATCGTTCTAAATAATCCTTCCGCTCCGCAGCAAGGACAATCACCTTTTGTCGTATAATATCTACCCGAAAAATCAAAAATACTTTTCACGTTTTTAGGTTTTTCTGGAATTTGCTTTTCTAGCGCATCAAGCGCAGTCATTCTGACTTCATAAGTACATTTACCGCCATAGGCTGTGTCCTCGTAACTTAATTCTTCTAATGCTTCTTCTGGCTTCATTTCTTCATCTCCTCCAACTTTTTATCAGCCTCTTCACGGGTGAGGAACCATGTTTTCCCGTATTCTACGTCAACACAAATAACGTTCGGGGCATGAATACTGTCTTTATCACACTGTACGAACCAACCACTTTGTGAAAATACAATGCTGTAAGCTTTTTGATGATACACTCTGTTATTTGCTTTATATCCATTCAGAACATTTAAATCATAATTCACTTTGCTCGGAATCTTATAAATATCATCACCGATTTTAACCGGTAATCTCACAAGCAAGCCCTGTTCTTCTAAATCTTCATATTCTGCAAGTTTTTCTGATGCCTTTATATAATCATGGTTTTTAACCCACACATTTGATTCTCCGTCTGGAGCATTTTCCATTCTTTCAGTTAATCTTTCCATCTACTTCGCCTCTTCTATCTGATTTTCTACAGTATCTGCAAGTAACTTCAAGGACTCAATAAATGAGTCCGTCAATGCTGTTCTGTCTGGGTATTTGGTGAATGTTCTGACAAGGTTTATAGCATCTTTTAACTTCTTCTCATCTTCAATTACGTCTGATACTTCTACTAATTCATATCCCGGTGCAAGGCTGGCATTTCTTGTTAGTTCTTTATTGCTATAGAATTTTAATATATCCGGGATCTGCTGTTCTTCAAATGGATATGGATACGCTTCTTTTCCACCGTACCATCTATATCCTTGTCTCTTTGCTGCTTTCAGAATATTTTCATACTCTTCATGTGTTCTGATTAATACACATTTATTCGTCAGATCAATCATCTGCTTCGCCTCCTGTAATCTCATCAATACAATCGTTCCAGCCGATCTTATAGCTCGGTAGTTTGCCTCCCGCTTTGAAATACTCGCCGTTATAAAGCCCAGTTAATTTCATTTTCTCCGGCAGTGGCTTCAATGGACACCATTCAGGTCTAATACTCAAATCTGTAATATCTCTATTGTTTACTCTACAGAACGGGTGAAGCACTCCACTGCGTAAAACGCATAAAGCACAATATTTTGGTGTATTAATCACTAATATTGATCTATTCATTCAACTCCACCATCTTCTAAGATTTTAATAGCATAATCTATAGCTCTGTTCCATTCCAAGTCCTCATCATTGGAAACAACACGAAATCTGTCCATAAGCGATTCCGTAACTTTTTCCGCATCAAAAGCTGTCGGCTGTTTATTAATGCAATCAATAAACTCTTTCTGGTCAGAACTAATACTTGTGCCAATTTCCCAAATTTTGATGTATTTGATTAATTCGTCTGCATCAATCAGTCTGCTCATATTCTATTCTCCTAACTGTTTTAAAATTTCTTTTGCAATTTTATTACTTTCATACATGGAAACTCCCCATCCATTATATTTTCTGTGGCATTCATCACAGTTCCATTCACCATTATCACTTTCTTTAATTTCGCTATTGAATCTGCAATTATCGCAATACATATGATCGAGAGTGCCGTAAATGATGCTTGCAATATCGTCTTGTTTGCTATTAGCATCGTCTACGTGTTTCTGCTTAGTTAAATATTCAAACGCTCTCAGCTCATTTTTCCCGACCCATTTAATCCATGCACCGCAATCCCCGCAATACAATCCCGTATTATTCCCAACTTTCTTGACAAAAAGGTTTTTACTATTGCACTTTGGACATTTATATTCTTTCATTTATTTTTCCTCCCATACTCCCAACAGCCGCATCCTCTCATACAGTACAGCGACGGTCTTGCGCCTGTATCCGTAGAAGTCTTTCGGATTCATCGGGATATATCTTTCTTTGCTGATTTTCCTGTAGCTTTTCCGGTGTAGGATATTCTCAATAACCATATCCGCTATCACCGTGTTTTTCGGGCAAGCTGACAAGGCAGCACTGGAAAGCAGGTATCCGTACTCTGCCGGGAAGTCTTTCAGCATCGTATTCAGTTTTTCAATGTCTTCTGCCGGGATCCCGTAATCTTTCAGCTTTTTGTTCCTTGTCAGCATACCGTTCTCCTTTCTATTTGTCTGGGTGGTGTTTATCGTACAGTATGGCGAGTATAATCACTCCCCATGCACCGACATTAAGTCCGATAAATATTCCGCATAATAATGCAATCATGGTCAGTCCTCCTTATATGGTTCTGGAAGTGGCATCCAAGCGATTACTTCTCCGCCACTACAATCGCCGCTCCATTTTCCATAATAATCAATATGTCCAATTTTTTTAAATGTTCCGTATCGTCCTAAACATCCGGTGAATTTTACGCTTGTAAGAACATCCTCGCATTTTTTCGGTAATCTCTCACTGACCGGAATCCATCCATTTTCTTTCTCGTCCTGTTCGATAGCTTCTTGCAACTCATCAATTAATTCCGGATAAGTTACAAATGCATCCCTTTCTTCGAGAATTTGATTGTCAGCTTCAATGTATTTTTTCAGTACTTCTTTTACATGCTTCATATTTCCACACTCCCATCCTCTGGCATCTGAAAGACCATTTTATTCATAAGCACTTCTCCAATAGCTTCAGCCAGAAGTTCATTTTCTTTTGATACTGGTGCTTCTGCGAACATCTTTCCGATATTCGGAACTGCCATTGGAATTAACGCCGCATCTGCATAGGCTTCCTGAATCATATCCAGTACTTTCATGGCTTTTACTTTGGTGGAATAATGACCCAATGAAATATATTCATCTTCTCCTGGATTCATCTGACTCCAACAAATGATTTCTTTGCCATTGATATTGTTGATGTTTATAACAATATTCTCAAACTTTACCAGAGATATCTTATTCTGACTTCTGATTAACATTTTGCGTCCTCCTTATCTTTCTCACAGAATCCTCTGTGTTCATGCACTGAATACTCGATTCCACAACTCCATTTCATGTATGCGAGTTTTTCTCCTGTCAATTCGCATTTGTGTTTTCTTGCGTTCAGATACTTACAGGTTCCGTCACAGTAGCTCATTTTTCCTCCTTATTTTCTCATATAATTCAAAATATTCTTCCAATGTTTCTGGCAGTTTGATACAATCTGGTTCATAAGGTTTTGGATATACAGTATATCCGCACTTCGGGCATTTGATTTCCGGCGGATAGTATTCAACCCATTCCATGCTTCCGCCACATTTCCTACAACGAATGTATCTCTCTACTTTCTTTGGTTTCGTTTTGAAGAATGAAGTGTAATTATTTTTTTTCATTTCTACCCTCACTTTCCCCGTTTTCGTATTATAACCCGGCTTTTTCCAACAATTTACCTATATCGGAAATTTTCGTCTTCTGGTTGTACTCGAAAGAAATTTCGCCGTTTTTGTCGTTCTTGAACATTATCCTGCTTGTTACCGTGCAAGTATTACCAAAAAATTCTATACTTCGAAATCTGGTTGAATAGCTTGTGTATTTTGAAAATGCCTTCAAAACTTTCTGATACGTTTTATACTGCACACCTTCAAGAATTTCGTACCCCAGTTTTTCCTTGTTAATGACCGAAAAAGTTTCGTTATAATAATTGCACAACTTTTTAGAGCCTATTTCCCGGATAACGACGCAATCACTTTTTACCTCATGCACGAAACCGACCATAAATTCATTCGGGAAAATAGTAGTATTCGCCATAACTAGATCACCGGCTTTTAATTCATGCGTGTTAAATATAAACGGTCGAATATAATCTTCTTTCTTTGCCGTACAAGAAGTCAGTCCCGGTATGATCCTTGAAATAATAATCATCAAAATGCGTTCTTTATCTCTCATTTTTCTTATTCCCTTTCCCCATGTAAGCAACTACATGGTTAATCAACAAAACTCCATCTGTCCATCATCAATAAACTTCTTTTTCTTCCGGCTTAATGTATCACCCTGCTGTTTCAATCTATCTACACGGACTTTCTGGTTAAAGTTTGCCATATAATTATCGTCAACTTCTGGCGGTACTTTTAGAAAATATTCTTCTGGAAGTGGAAGATTATGTTCCTCGCAACAATTTGCAATCTCATTTCTGTATGAAAGAATATGGTTTCTGGTTAGATTCATATTGCATCCATCTGTCCAGAACGGATCATTACAGCCATTTTCGTTGATGTGTTCCCAGATAGCACGCTCATGTAATAGATTTTCTCTTAACAGCTCTAATTCCTGTTCCGGTGTTTTCTGCTTCATTCTCATTTTTCTTTCGCCATGTAAGTAAGTGCACTATTACGCAGTTAGTACATGGTTTTAAACTCCCATCTTCTTAACCAGATTCTTATTCATCTAGTCAAATCTTACATCTGTGTTCTCTTCAATGTCCTGCATCATGCTCAGAACGCTCATTTTTCCCTCATTTGCCATTTCAACGTACTTATTGGCAGTTCTTATCACATCAAGCAATCGCTTCGTAGAAAAATAAACGTCTCAGAGCCATCATGGTAGTGACAGTGTTGATCGTGTTGCTCCAATCCTCACCAACAGTGAATCCATCATCGTAGGCTTGCTGCTCTACGTCTTTTATCTGTCTATAACAGATCTGCATTGAACGCCCGAATGCCTGTGCTGCCTGGTTAGAAGTCTGAACAGGAAATCTGGTCTTTTTCTTGACTTTTAATTTGCTACTCATTTCCCTTCACCTTTCTGAACTTGTATCCTGTCACTCGATACGCTCGTGGCGTACCGGGGTTGTCCGTCTCAAGTAAGCCACCTTCCAGTAATTCACCGAAATGATTCTGCGCGGTATGGTTAGATATGCCCAGACCTGCTGCAATATCCGGAATACTTGGCGGATAATCATGTTCTTTCAGATATCTTATGATGTACAGATATACATCTTTCCTTGTCTGGATACCCTCATAGTACTTTCTTGCTGTGTTATATGACATTTCTATCACCTCATTCATACTTTACATTTTCCCTTTGACACATCCGCAGCCCATTTGTAAAAGGCTAAAGACAGATACCTTGCCAAACTGTCTGGATAGATTTCATATAAATCCTCGATTTTTTTATGCAATGTGTCAAAATATTCATCATCATTTTCCACATTGTAAAATTTTTTTATTGTATTCCAAAACTCTGGCATGAACTTATGCATGACCGGAATATCTTTAGCTTCTACTTTCATTATTCACCTTCTTTATAAGTAACCGATAGTAACCGAAACGTAACCGTTCAAAAATCCGCAAACCCTTGATTTTACAGGTAGGTAACCGAGTAACCGAGTAACCCTGACTTTCTCATATAGGGAAACTTTTATACTCAATATGTGCATATAAATACTCAAATATATATATGCAGAATCAAAGGTTACCTAGGTTACCCGGTTACCTTTTGAACGAATTGTTTATCAATCAAACACAATATCGTCCGTAATCTCAAAATCATCATTGCAATTCACGAATCCTTTCGGAATTTCATCTACAATTTTCAAAAACACACATTTGGTGACAATTCCGTCAAGCTTTTTCGCTTTGGTCGGATAGCCTCTGCTGTCGGTTTCCACAAGTCCCTTCTTAACAGCCCATGACAAAAATGCTTTTCTGGAGAATCTTCCGATTTTGCACAGATCGTCAAACGCTGCGCTATAGATTATTGCGGTTGACGTCTTCTCTACCGGATCATTGTCGATAATTCCCCACCTTTCTGTTTTTATATCTGGGTTATCATCGAATTTAATTCCGTTCATGGCAATCTTATCAAGCACGAACCAGTAAGCGCGTTCGTTTTCAGATACCATTTCTTTCTCTGTCAGAAGATTCTTAGCCGTCTCAATGTCAATGTACTTGCCATCATGGAACAGCTGATCTGTTGCGATTTTATCTGCTGCCAGGATAATGCTCATTGATATGCTTTGCTTCTGCATCTTGTCATCGTCCTGTATAAGGTTCTGAAAATGCTTCTGCATGGCTTTTATATCGTCAATGGACATTTCCTTAACTACATTTACAAAATCGATTCCTGCGTACCCGTAGTTCTTTTTAAGGGTATCTGCGGTAAGTTGCGGGTCGTCAAATATCTTTTCAGAGCACTCGACCTCAATAATTCGGTTAATTGCTCCGCCTTGACTGACATATCCCGCAAGCGGACGCTCACCATTGGTCAGAATACAGTTCTGCCAGCGGTTCTCCCGGTTAACACCCAGCTCCTTGTTAGAACGGCTCTTTCCTTTTCCAGAACACAGGTCATACACAATTCCCTCGAAGTTGTCCCTGATCTTGGCAGATACCTTGGAAGTATCATCCAGAATTAGTGGAAGATTGTTAAGCATATCAGACTTTGCTTCCAGAGCCACATCTGTTGTCTTGAAGTCTCCTATGTACCTAGATTCACCCGGATTCGCCCATACGGAAGCTCCTAACATAAGCGTCACAGTCTTACCACCCTCAGTTTCCCCCCAGAGGTCTACAAAAAATGGAAGAGCACCGACCAGTTTGATTAGAATGCTTGCAAAACTCGCAGCAAGCATAATCTTCGGCTCAATTCTTCCGCTGGCACGAACCCTCTTTACATGTTCATACCACTCTGCTCTGCTGCCGCTTACACTGATACTTTCGTATAACTGCCGAAATCTCATATCACCATCAAATACGATATCCTTGTCATAGGGTAAGAAATAATCTCGAATCCACCCGATTTTACTGGAAGAATATTGAATGTTGATATAATCATCATTGGCATTTTCTACGTCTGACAGATACCGCACAAGAAACTTCGCATTCTCTGAAGTTACTGAAATCCCAAGCGCAGATAAGCCAACGATTTTAGTAGATGATGCAACCATGGTTTTCGGTACAATAACCTCGGACCATTTATTATTCCTCTTATAGATTAGCTTTATCTGTTCTTCTCCGGTCTCCAGATTCTTCATTCGCTCTATTGGAAGTATAGGGTGATAACAGGCTATAATGTCCGGAGATCCTGGATTTGTGTTTGATATTCTGATTCCATCATCGTCTGCTATCCAGTTAAGACATTTCATTCTGTCATATTCGCAATCAGAGAAATTAGTCCACTGGTCCAGCATAGACACTGTTCTATTGTTCTTCTCTTTCTCGATCATCTGCTTCTGTACTTTTGTGTAGGCTTTAAGCAAATCCTCAAATTTTTTCTTTACACCAAGCTCCTTGGCTCTGTCCAGAAGAGTCAGCGTAAGACGTGCCTTGCGTATCTCGTCTTCCTGGCTGAATATCTCACCAAACACTTCTTCGTCCAGAATAGAATCCTTCGTGAGCTTGTTTATCATTTCCACGTGTTAATCACCTTCTTCCAGTTCTGTAATAAATCCATGGTGATATAGCACAAGTTGCAACTTGTTCCATGCTTCACACCATCCGTCAGATAATGGTTTCACTTTGTCAAGGATAGCTCGGTAGAAATCTATATCAGACAAACATTCTTGTAGCTTGGCCTTTTTCTTCTGTTCTTCCTTCTGTATCATTTCCATCTGCTTCTGATGGTGATATATTGCCATTCTGGAAGAGAAATTTGGCTTTTGATAAGTTCCTCCGAGCAAGCTAAAAGCTGTCTTAAAATCGCAATTATCCATGTTCTGAACGAATGTAAATATGTCACCTGTTGCACCACAACCGAAACAATAATAGCTATCTTTATAGATTTTCATAGATGCGGTACGGTCACCGTTATGAAAGGGACACTGTATAAATCCTGCTCTGTTCGGCTTTAGTCCATATCTGGAAAGAATCTCGGGCATTTTCATTGATTGCTTAATTTCATCTTTCGTCATACAATTTCATCTACTTCATATTCATCAAAATCAGGTACGTCGTACCATGCACCAGTTTCCAGATAATCTTTGTATCTTGCGTTATTAATTGCTTTTTCAGGAGATACTGCAACAGTCATTCTGCTATTTCCGTATGGATCTGTTACAACATACTGCCTTTTAGCTTTGTTTACTTTTGGCATTTTCGCCCTCCAATAACTCCACAATTTTTTTACCAGTCTCTTCTTTTGTACAGAATTCAAATCGAACTCCGTATCTATCTCTGATTGTGCAGAGAGATTTATATAACTGGCAGCCATCAACAGCCTTATCAGAAATTACAGTCTTTACTCTCTTACCGTTTATTGTCTTCCAGATGAATTTGTGTTTTCGGGGATTCTCCCAGAAATATACGTCACCAACTGATTTAATATCTGGCCCGTGTTCACATAGAATAATCAACTGAATACCTGCTTCACGCGCTCTGATAAGCTCTGCTTTGAATCTTTCATGCTGCTGGCAGACATTTCCACAAAGCTCTTGTAAATCCTTTTTACGGTCAATACAGAGTTTTGCATTGTCCAGTGATTGATAATCACCGCAATACAATTTAGAGCGAAAATACTGCACTCCAAGGCTATCAAACTGACTCTGAATCCGTTCCCATTCTGATTTATGTTCCCTTGTGTCCACTTGTATAACCATTAAAAACACATCCTTTTAATTAAATGGAAGTTCTTCGTCAATTCCATCTGGAATACTCATAAAGTCCGTACCTGCTGGATTCGCTCCCATGATAGCTTCTTCCTTCAGATGATCGTCATACGCTTTTGTGGTACGCTCTTCTGGAATATCTGCATCTTTGATTCCTTCAACGCTACGGAACCATGCAAGCTTGTGGCGTTTTACTTCTTTATTGTCGTACCAGTCTTTCTCCAGACGGAAGATGCCACCGATCAGTTTGCCTTTGAACTGCTGTCCGAAGTTATCACCCCACTTAACAGCAAATCCCGGATTTGACTTTTCTACACATGTAATGAATGTTTTGAGATTACGAACACCATAATCTACACTCTCGTCAATAACCATGTAGTTAGTTCCGGCATTCGGGTATTTCTTGTCTGGGCGAATATCATTCTCAAACTGCTTCATAAAATAACCTGCCTGCTCGTCTCCATCTGCAAAATCAAACAAGATAACAAGCATATCAAGTCCACCCTGGGATTTTTTCTCTGATACCTGCTTAATTACCATCTTGTGACCGCCGAGCGCAATCGGTTCAAATTCTCCTGCTGCCTGTGTTGTGTCATAATTCTGTGGTTTTAACATTTTGATTCCTCCTCAAAACAAATTATTTTTTCGATGCAATCTGACGGAACGATTTCTTTATTATCACAAAATACGATTGTCGTTCCATTATTGTCTGCTTTTACAATGTTGATAAATGACGAATTATACGTATCACCCATAAATGCCGGGAGATAAAACAAATGACATTCTCTTACGTCTCCATATTTTTCCAGCACATAGTGAACGGAATTATTAATTTTTGAAAATATAGAGCTTAAATTTGAATAGCTTTTTGGTTCGACTTTAATCAAATGATCAAAAGAACATTCACCTTTGTATTCATCGATGATAGTATTTAATTCTATTGCGTATTTAAAACAATAGTTAGTTACTTCCACCATCTTCAATTCCTCCTAATTCGTAGTAGTCTCTGATAACCTTATCCACCTCTGCAAGGTCATTATCAATAGTCAAACTGTCAAACATTCCGATCGGGGACTTGCTTACCGCTCCCTGACTAGACTGAGTGACAAATAAGTGTTTTCCACTCTCTTCGATGCAGCGAAGAACGATGGTAAACATACCCTCGATGCAAACTTTTTCGTCCAGAAGCTTACCAATTGTCTTAGGTTTTACTTCCCCGGAATCATCTTTTTCTTCATGCATCATAAGGTAAACAATTTTATTCTGCGGTACTTTTGTTACAATGAACTGGATAAGATTCCAGAAATAGTCTCCAATATCATTGTACAGAGCGAACACCGCATTGCCTTTTCCGGCAGAAGCGTGTCCTTTCATAAAATGATTCGTGATAAGATAACCTGCATCGTCAATCACAATTGACTCCGCTTTTGATGCAATCAGGCACTTCATTACCTGCTGGTAATCATCTGTAAACCATCCGTCAATCTTTCCTTTAAACGGAAGTGGCTTATTTAATACTCTAATAAGATTCCAGTGTTCATTCTGGCAGTTTCTAAGACTGGTACTCTTGCCAGAACCAGATTTTCCAATAATTAATACTGGTGTTGCCATTGCTATTCCTCCTTGTCATAAACTACATGCTTGCTGCCCTCAATAATCAGCAAGCTTGCGATATCTTTCATTGATAAGGTTGATTCGTTATAGATTTCAACCAGTGCGTTGTATGCACCCAATGATACTTTCACGACCGAGTTATCCTTATCAGTTGCAGGCTGTTTCTTTCTCGCTGGAATACGGATTTCAAAATCACTCATGAGCGTTCTCCTTATTGCTTTCAGAATATTTTTCTAAAACATAAGAATAGAATTTTTCACGATTAACCCTTGCTGTTTTTCCAATTTTAACTAAAGCTCCTGACTCTTTAGCCAGTTTCATAACTGTTTGAATACCCAAATTACTATCCTCTGCCATCATTTGATAAGTGAGCAATGGACTGTCTACATTATTGCGATATTTGAGACTTCTCATCTTATTTCCTCCTTATATGCTTTCTGAGCCGCTAAAAGCCCATTTAGTGCTTGCGTGTAACTCGCCAACGTCCTTGCCTTGTACTGTTCCTCTATTGGATTATCTGGAACAAGCGCGAGCTGAACATCAATCAGTCTCAAGACTTCCTGTATTCTTTCGTTCATAGACTGGCTCCTTTAACTGCTTAAAAAAACAATAGATTGCGTCTGACTTATCCCCCATGCCCGGAACCATCTTACCGTTCTGAATGGAATCAGCGGCGTGATATTCAAGATGATCCACGTACATATCTGGATTCTCCCAATCAACAATAGGAGCGTTTCGCTTGTTCAGTTCCTCCAACAAGATATTCACTGCAAGAACCATATCCCACTTCGGGAGGAGCCTTAATTCTTCAAGATTCATTTAACGGACACCTCCCATTAATAAGCAGTTCCAGAAGACATTTCTTTGCATCTTCATAATTCTGAGATTCAAACTTAAAGTCGTAAAACTGGCACAATGAAAAATGTTTTACGATCTCCCCTGCATCATTAAATACATAAATATAAACTCTGGATATGTCGTCACACGCCGTATAGTCAAAATTCACATGCGCCGTTGTTTCACTTGAAACTCTCAGACACAAATCAAATATTTCTCTGATTTTCTCTTCGTTCATAATTTCCTCCTTGTATTGACTTTTGGTTTCTTTCCTTCTACAATGAAGAAGAGATATATTGTCTTGGATCCTTATTTGAGTTGCAGCTCTGAGGATCCTTTTTTAGTTGGCATGTCTAGCATGTCCATTCTTTCCACGTCCTTGCTATGTACACAGCTCCGATCAGTCCCAACGCTCCCATGATCTGGTCACGGCTGTTGTCCCAGATCCAGAACGGAAGATACGTTGCTAACCCTCCAATCAGAATGGAGTCTATCCAGTCTTTCATGTCAAAGCCTCCAAAATTTCCTCATTAGGAAAGTTCAATCGAATAAAAATATGCCGCAGTTCCGGATACGTAAATGTTTCCGGCTTATTTCGCTTTTTACGGAAAGTATTTTCTGCCATTCCGGTAATTGCTGCCATCTGTGCATCACTTACTCGCTCGGCCTCCATCCTTTTTGCAATATTGCCTTTCAAAAGGATGTATTTCTTTTGTTCTGTGGTATATCTAATTGCCACAGTCTTTCCTCCTTTCTTACTTAATAAACATCCATGCAGCGTTTGAAAAAATTAATGCAATCATGGTTACAATCCATGCGCAGAACCATTTGTGAGTCTGCTTTTTTGCCTCTCTTACAACTTCGACTGCATAGAAAGTTTCGAACTCTTCAAAATTTGTCACTTTTTTATCCTCGGTTTTCTTCATAAAAAATCCTCCTGTTCTCTTGCGAAATACAGGAAGAAATGTTATGATTGTCCTGTAATCCGCTAAGACTGTTTTAGTGGTTTACGGCTCCGGGGTGGAGGTTTCGGCTCCCTCCGGGGCGCTTACGTCAAATTTGCTTCTTTTCTTCGATAGTAGCTCAAGATGATTCTTGAACACTCATCTACAATCTTCTGATTGTCTTCAGGTGTATTATCCTTGCAGTAATCATCATGTATTCTGATTACTCCAGATCCCTTTTTGATTGTTTTGATTACTGCCATTACAAACTCTCCTTTCTACGATAGATTATGATGTTTCTGATATTTTGCTTCTTCTGCAAAATGTTTCATTCATGCTTAAAAGGGCGTGCTATTGGCGAGTCAATTTATCACGAAAGAATGCAATTAAAGAACCTAACAGACTTCTATACACAACCTTTTCCTCTACAATTGGTTGGGCTTGGCGGTACTTCGGAATATATTCGATTTGAACTTCCGACAGAAATTCATCCAGATTTTTCCAAACCTCAGACTTTTCAAGTGTCTGCCAATCGCGGAAGGGCAACTGAAATGAAACTTCTGCTAACTGATTCGGATTCGTCCAATTTACATAAATTTCATATTCGGACTTCAATCCGTTCTCTCTTTCAAAAGTGGTTTCCAAACAACTATCATTGAAAGTTTGAGATATCACTTTTCCACTTCCGAGCGGACTATATTTCATGTTCTCACCTCCATCTGCCCTGCCTCGTCAGCACCGGTGGGGCGTTTCCGGTGGACGGTCATTTCTGACCGTTTCTTTTATTGTTTCATCTGTCAAATTTTCGTGTTATACTCTCCTTTGGAAAGGAGGTGTAATAATGACTGATAATGAAAAACGCGCACATGATTTAGCCATTGTAATTTGCACTGATGTTTGCCATTTAAAACGTCAATCTCAAGTTGATGATGGCAAAACTCATGTAACCGTCGATTATTTCGAAGAATACATAAATGCTTATGAATCCGCATTAGAAGCATTCAACGAAAAATATCCATCTGGCAAATAGGTTTCTTATTAATCAAACATGTTAAGGAAATAGGTTTCTTTGATGTTCGCACCATCTTAGAAGCCTTTTTCTTTTTCTTCTTTTTGCTCATAAACTTTGCTCCTTTCTAGTCAAGAACTTTGTAGATGGTTTTAATCTGTCTGTTTACTTTCTGGAATCTTCGGTTCAAGGAACCTATCTGCTTTATCAGGATTCTTGTATTTTGCGATTGTTTCTCCGACCCCAAGAAAATATCCCTTGTCAAACTCTGACATATTGGGAACTGCCTTGGTTATTGATTCGAGAATCTTTTTTTCTTTCTCAGACAATGTATTCACTCCTTTCTTACACGTTTTGATTCTTCAAAAGCAACTAAGTCACTTTCTAGCACTCTGTAACCAGAGCCGTTCAGATTGATTGCCGGAAGCTGTTTATTCCGTATCCATCTCCACACGGTAGGAACTTTCACACTATATCTCTGAGCGATTTCTTCGCAAGTGTAAAGACATTCCAAAAAATCACCTCCTACTTATTTTTAGTTGCGTTTACCACTTACTTGTGTTATCCTAGTTAATGCCTATTGGCAAAGGAAAGGAGTGGTTATCATGACCCAACTTTTGAATTTGCCTGTTCCCTTTGCTCTTAATCCGTTCGTACTGATACCTCGACAGTCAAAACAGGTCAAAGACGGCTCTGATTGTTTTGTCAGCGATTAGGCATGTTGCAGAACCAAGACTGCGAAAGTGACAAGGTGCTTCAAGAAGCATCTGGTCTCGTCAGATGTGGCGTCAGCCTGCAAAGTACATAGGGTAAACAAATTTGGTAAAGAGCTGTTAGGGACGAGACCCCTAGCAGTTTCTTTTTATCTAATAGAAGTCTTATTTCTATTAGATTGTAGTAAACGCTCAAGGTTTTGTGCTACCTTGTGTTATTATAATATCTCACTCAGATAGATTTGTCAAGCGTAAATCTCACAAAAAATTTGACAGAGTTAGATTTTTGTGTTACTATATACTTGCAGTTAAGGATAGGAGGTGAAAAGAGTGAACACCAGGATTCAACAAATAAGAAAGACTGCGAAGATGACTCAGGATGAGTTCGCCGAGAAAATCGGGGTATCTAAGAACTTTGTTTGGATGATAGAAAAAGGAGAAAGAGTTCCATCAGAGCGAACCATCAAAGATATCTGCCGAGAGTTCAAAGTCAATTATGAATGGTTGACTGAGGGAACAGGCGAAATGTTTATTCAGAATAAAAGAAAATCTGAGATTGCGGATTTCGTTGGTTCGGTTCTGAATGGAGAAGCAGATAGCTTCAAAATACGATTAGTAGAAATACTTGCTAATCTAAATGAATCAGAGTGGGAAACTCTCCAGAAACTTGCCAATGCTTTGGCAGATAAGAAAGAAGAGTAAAAAGATGGGGACAGGAAATAACTCCTGCCCCTATTTTTATTTCAGTCCGAGAAATGATATTATAAATCTGAATATTGTATATAATTGGTCGTGATCTGCTTTTTCTATCATCTCAATAATTTCCTTCTTATAATCCATAATAACCCTCCCTATTGCAATTACCACCTACATTACAGTATATGTCCGGTTTGTGGGAAATATAACCGAACATTCGTTCATTTTTTGCTATTATATCACTAATGTTTGCCCTTGGAAACTGCCAGATATACACCGATATGTTTATGATTGCATAGAAATTATTCGTAACATCAAAGATATAGTCTTTTCTGTTTAGTGGCAGGGCGAATAAAAACGGTGGCATGGTCTGCTTTATTTCATGGGCGCTATTCTTATGTAGGGTAGAAGATCTGTACGCATTTTGGACAGAATACACTTCTGACTCTTCGCGGATATAATCGTCTACGCACATTGGTAAACAAACAATGTAATTAAGCAAAAGCACAGCTCCTATTATAATTAGTATATTTTTGATTATTTTCATTTTACAAATCACCTAAAAATGTCTATTTACAACTAAATTTAACGATGTTATAATAAAAATAACATATTTAAACACTTTTTTTTGCAAATGGCGAAAACAACGCCCATAAGGGAATGATTTGAATGAAAATTGCGATTTGTGACGATAATCCTTTGCAGATTGATTTTTTTAAGGCTCATGTTGATGAGTTTTTGAAAAAGTGTGGAGACAAGAGCTACACGCTAAACACTTATAGTAGTGGGAAGCCGCTGATTGATGATATAGCAGACGGTCAATGGTACGATATAGTCGTGCTGGATGTGGTCCTAAATAATGAGAATGGCATAAATGTCGCAAAGCAGCTCAGGAAAAATGGATATAATGGCAACATTGCCTTCTGGACAGCATATAAAAACTATGTATTTGACGCATTAGACGTCTTACCAGTGCATTACATCATCAAAGGTTCTGAACATGGACGCATGTTTTCTGTCGTAGCGCACACGTTGGAAGATATCCGAGAGAAAGCCTTAACTATCAAAAACCGAGACCACTTCCACCGGGTAGAATTCCGGCATATCGAATACATAGAAAGCCGAAATAAATCAATTCTCGTCCACTGTACTTGCGGCGTTATTCATGTAGCACGTGGAAAGCTGTCAGATATAGAGCCGCATCTTGATGGAAGATTTCTCCGTTGCCATCAAAGTTATATCGTCAACATGGACGAAATTAAAGATGCATCAGATCATTTTGAGATGATATCGGGGGATATTGTTCCAATCAGGCAGAGGGAGGCTGCCAAAATAAGGAATCTATATAAGAATTATATCGAGAATTTTGAGTAATCGTGTCAAAAGGGGGAAATATGAAAAAAATACGAAATGTGTTGATGATCGTTTGGACCGCATTAATTGTATTAATGATTGTGGCCTTGATGAGTTCAAACGATCTTTCATCAGACAATATTATGGTCGTTGTTGTACTTGAGGTATTTGGAATTGCTGTTTTGTATCTTATTTTTGCACTTTTGCTGTCTATTAAAAATAAGGTTCAAAAACCTGCAATATCAAATAATTCCGTAGCAACCCAGCCAGCGGTTGTAGAAAAACCTGTTCGAGTATTGAATCTGAGAGTTATATCCGGTAAGGAGGATTTTGAGCTTGGTTCCAAACACGCAAGATTTGATTTGAAGCAATGGAAAGATGGGTCTGTTACAGTGTCAGATGCTCCAACCAAATATGAACTTTTCGACTATGAATGGAACGGGCCGGAATACAGAACAGTAGAAAAGACAACTACAACATCTCACACTAAAGGGAAAAGTAAAGAAAAAACGAAACGAAGAGGGCATTTAGCAGGAGCCGTTGTTGGAACCGCTATTGCTCCGGGAGTTGGAACTATAGTCGGTGCAGCTGTTGGAACTGGAAAGAAAACCAAAGGAAAGAATAATTCCACTACTACTGGAACTGCTACCACAACAAGTGATAACATTGAAGTGGATTCTTATGCATCTATGAAAATGCGGAATATCGAAACCAATCAAATAAATACTATTGGATTCCGCTGTAGTTCAAATATAGATATGCAGTTAAAGAGCTTCAATATTTCCAAAAGCTCTGATGCTGTTGAAAATGTTCGAAATCAGAAAACATCCGTTGAACTACTGAAGGATTACAAAGAGCTTTTAGATAGCGGTATTATTACTCAAGAAGAATTTGACCAGAAAAAATCAGAACTTTTATAAAAAAGAACCGGCTCTCACTACCAATGAGAACCGGTTTTTAAAAAAAAAAGAAAAATATTTTTACGTTCCGCAAAGCATACTGAAGTGAAACGTATCGCCTGACAAGTCATATTGTATCATCTTCGGTGTGTTCGGACAAGTCAGAAAGTTTGTTCGGTTAATAAGGAGGAAAAGAAATGGCAACTGCAAAAAAACTGCCATCTGGCTCATGGAGATGTCAGGTATTCAGTCACATCGAAGAAATCCCATTATCAGACGGGACCATCAAAAAGAAAAGGGTTTATAAATCTTTTACATGCTCAGATCCTAGCAAAAAAGGGAAGCGAATCTGTGAGCAAATGGCTGCCGAATGGGCAGCAAAAAAAGAAAGTGAAGTATTGACTGCGCGATATGTTCCACCAGAAGATATGACATTAAAAGAGGCATGTAATAAATACATCGAAAGCAGAACAGGTGTCTTATCCCCTGGAACTATTAGAGAATATAAGCGATCTGTCAAAAGAGACATGGCTAAACTTATGCCATTAAATATAATGGAAATCACTCAAGAGGATGTTCAAGCTGAAATGAATCGTGAAGCACTTACTCATTCGCCAAAAACTGTGTACAATATGCATGGCTTTCTTTCTACTGTCTTGAAGACCTATCGTTCGGATTTCATCTTAAGAACTTCCTTACCTAAAAAGGTAAGACCAAAAATCTATGTACCTACATCTGCCGAAGTCAAAAAGGTAATTGAATGTACTGTAGGTAGTGAATTAGAGATACCTGTTCTTCTGGCAGCGTTCGGTCCGATGAGGCGGTCAGAAATCTGTGCGCTTAATTCTGATCATATCAAGCAGAACATAGTACATGTCGAATATGCTATGGTTATGAATGATTCTCATGGTTGGGTTATCAAAAGACCAAAATCTTTTGCTGGTGACAGATTCATTTCATATCCAGGTTTTGTTGCAGATAAATTAAAAGGAATACATGGGAAAATAACAAATTTGAACCCATCGCAAATATCCGACAGATTTTCAGATCTGTTAGATGACAATCAGATTCATCATTTTCGATTCCATGATTTACGTCATTATTGCGCATCTGAGTTGCATACTCTTGGAATTCCAGATGTATATATTATGCAACGTGGCGGTTGGGAGGATGATACCACATTAAAAAATGTATATCGGCACGTTCTGGTTGATCGAGAAAAAGAGATGAATGAAATTGGGAATGATTATTTTTCAAAGCTATGCAACACAAAATGCAACACGAAATAAACAAATGCTGTAAAATAGGGAATGCTAGGCTTTTTCTTGCAGGTTCAAGTCCTGTCATCCGCATTTTTATGAAAATCTTGTATTCACTGGTTCTCGCAAAGAACGTAGTGTTTTCAATGGTTTCGGCAATTTCAAATTAGCTCATAAAATATGTTATTTTGCCATTTTTGGCATAAAAAAGAAGAACTATGCAACACGAAATGCAACACGAATTTGATACAATATGTAAAAAAACAGCCCCAAGGAATAATTTCCAAGGGGCTTAAATTTATGCTTTTTTGATGTATTTTGCAGAAACAAATCCAAAATATTTTCCGGCAATGCGGATATAGTACCAAGATGCTCCATCTTTGGCTTTAATGGTATCGCATACATCAACTAAATTGCCTTTTGCAAGTGTAGGATAGCTTTTAAGCTGTGCATACTCTGTTCCTGCCCATGTGCGGACATTAAGTGTATTTGCAGTTACCTTTCCCACCCACTTCGGAGTTTTAGACAGAATAGTTGGCGTTGAAAGCGTACTTGCTTTTGCGCCAGTGGTAACAGCGATAGCCACGTGGTGGTTATCATTCAGGAGGATATCTCCTGCCTTTAGATAGTCACCGGATGTCAGATACTTTCTATCCGTCAGTACCTTTGCCCCTGCATTCTTCAATGCCTGTCTCATGTTTCGCGTTGTCAGATAGATGCTTACTGCTTTCAGTTTTGCATTATTTAGGCGATATCCAGCACCCTTAACGATTGCAGCTGTACTTGCACTACAGTCAGATTCACAAGCTACCGTGATCTGCGCCGGATCGTAGTTGCTTGCCTTTAAGTGCCGCCAGAACGAATACCGGTCATTGCTGTTTCCGGCAGTGCCCTGATCGTATCCGATGAGATTGTTCTGTGCCGCTTTTGTCGCCATGTCTGCAATCATGGTTGCGATTTTGGCGTCATTGAATCTTAGGACACAGAGCCACGGTCTACTGTACCAGTTCATGATCTGATATTCTGTACCAGTCTGATCTCCTGCTTTCCCACCTGCATATCTTCCTCTTTCATCATGTCCGCAGTTACTGATTTTTACCATTTTAGTTTCTCCTTTCTGGTCAGAATCTCTATAATCCTTGTAAAACACATCCATATCAACATTTCCATTAATTCCTGGAACTTTTCCTTTACTGGAATACTGCCAGCCTACACCGACGTTCGGACGTAATCTTTCCTGTGCAGAGCCGTTATCGTTAGCCGGATAACGAGCAATCCAACAATCATATTGCTTGAGAGCATCTGTCAGAACATTATTGTACCAGTCGAGATTACAATAAATTCCAACCTTATAACCGGCTTTCTTGATTCTGGTCAGAAATGCTACTGCAATATTCTCAATAGCCTGTTTCCCAAGACTTCTTTGCTGTGCCCATTCCAGATCGTAGAATACTGGAAAGTCAAGTCCACGTTCACCAAGAACAGAAATTACGTTCTCAGCTTCCTCGATAGCTTGTGCCGATGTTAAAGCATAGCTGTACTTATATCCACCAATAAGAATTCCATTGGATTTACAGCCCTTGTAGTTGTGTTCGAATGATTCGTCAATTCCAGATTTCTGATGGATTCTTAATATTGCAAACTTAACTCCAGATTTTGATACTTTTGCCCAATCCGGTTTCCCTTGCCACGATGATACGTCAATTCCTTTAATTTCCAATTTATCAGCTCCTTTCATGAAATCATGAAACATATTTATGAAATTTTCAAAGTCCTTAGTTAACTAAACTGCAAGTTACTAAAAAAATTATTTCACTGTAAGCTTCCAAATGTTGGTGTCGCCCTCATAAAATCCGATTGCGTTTTCTCCGTCGGTAAAGAATGCTAAAGTCGATCTGGAATTGTCTTCCTGAAAAAAATCAATGTAAATATTTTTTAATCCAGTGCCACCAGATCTGAATGATACTCTCTTAATATTTCCTTTGAATGAGGTGTTTTTAGCGTTACTATTTAATTCATTAAGAGCCCTCACTACAGTCTTGTTTGAAGTCTGCAAGTTATTGATTACTGCATTTGTCAATTTATTGACCATCCAGTTCCAGATTCCGCTACGCTGCGATTACGAAGCGTGGACGCACATAGGCGCCGGCAAGCGACGCGTAGCTGTAGCCCGCATTGCCATAGTTGTTGCAATAGCAGAAATGCGACGCCGAGGCTACATCTTTTAGCCAGAACCACGCACTGCGTTTATTCACTGCCTGTTTAGAGTGTCTAAACAATTCAAGCTGATGATTCGCATTCCCTGTATCATAAGCAGATGAACTCCATACAATTGAGCCATATAACTCGACTTCGCTCAGTAGAATTGCTTGCGCAGAAATCCATTCCCAATCATTTGAACAGCCGCCAGACGTACCAAAACGGTTGTATCCGCTGGCATTGATAGCTTTGCTTACCAGTTCTCTGGTGGTTTTTAGATGAGAACCAAATTCTGCGAAAAGCTGTTGATTGATGGTTGCTCCTGCGGAAGTAGAACCAGCTGTTGCAACATTCCCAATCACTTTCGTGTTCATTTCTGACCCTTTATATCCGCCAACAGTGGTATTTGTCGGATTCATTCGGCTTCTGCCAAAATGCTGTGTACCACCAAATCCCTGTCCCGGAACCATGACGAGATGGTGATAATCCATTGAGATATTATCTCCGTTACCCCACAGGGAATCAATTCCGGCAATCGTAACGTACTGTGAGCCTGTCAACTGTAACGTACTATCTGGATTCGGCGCTGAGATTGCGCGGCTCATTTTGATGTAGTCGCCAACGTAGATATCTTCAAAGAGAGAATATCCGCCTGTTCCATTAAGGCGTTTCCACAGTGAGCCATCGTTGTAGTACGAAGTGATGTCTTTTGGCACAAGGCGTGGGATATTGTGAGACATTCTGGATAATATCGCTTCCGCTATAGACTGCATTGTGACCTGCTTATTTGATTCTTCAGATGTATCATACGCTAAAAAGGTATCCGTGTCCGCTGGCTTTGTTTTTACTGGATATTCGTTAAATTTTGCCATTTTAGTTCTCCTTTTCTATATTGAGCTTTTCGTAAAGCTGATTAATTAATTCTTTCTGTCGGTCAAGCTGTTTTTTCTGGCTTTTTATCATTGCAAACATTGCTGGAATCATGATACGCTCATTCCAGTCCTCAACAAGTCCGTTTTGATGCCGAGTAGCTTCCGGAAAGAATGCTTCTACATTCTCAGCAATAAACATCGGGATATATCTTCCTTCATTCTCGTCCCCTTTAACTAGATATCCCTCTTTATATTTCGCCCATGTTGGTTCGATATTGTACCATTCTTCAATTTCTTGTTCTGCAATATTGTTTCCAATATCTTTATAGCGTTTCGAGGATGAAGATTTCAGCATCAGCTGTTTGTATCCTGTACGTCCATCCCAACAAACAGTATTTGATGATGTCGTATACTCCATGTCTTCTATCTTTGGCGATTTTGTAAAAGATGCAGAATTAGTAACAGTTAAATCTCCAAATGTACCGGTATCAGCCGATACTTCTGTTGCACTAATATTAAGCTCTTCGGCAGTCCAGTCGATTCCCCACGCCGTTTCAACGTATTCAATGTCCGCAGTGCTGCTAAAGTATTTCTCGGCACTAACAGGATTTATTCCAGTATCTGAAAAACAAATTCCTGTATATTTCATGCGCGTAGAATTTTCTTCATAGCTTGTAAATGCAGTGTAGCCTGAGTAATCTATCAGTCCCTTCACGGTGCCTTTTTTATCTTTAATCTTTAGGTATCCGTTGCCGTTTTTAACTCCACCTAGAATTGCGGCATTTCCCATCAATGCGTCTAAACTGATGTACAGATGTCCATTCAGATAGTAGAGACCTTTAAATTCTCCGTCATTGGACAATATCTCAACAATCTGCTCCTGCGTAAGCATGCCAACGTCAACAGCAACCTGCCATGTCTGCTGATCGGCGATTTTAGTTCTTCCGGAATCCGTATAAATTGTTGCACGTATCATTCCGTCAGCACCAAGAGAATAGTTATCTGGATTAATAGTTATTCCACTGGTCTGTACATTAAAGGCCAGTTTTGTCCATGTTTTTCCGGAATCTTTGCTGTATTCTACTATCCACCAGGTTTTAAAAGCTGCTTCGTCACCCTGTCCATCTCTGTAATACGCATGAACCTTGAATGGATTAGGAGTTATTTTCTTATCCTGTCCCATCATCAGGACTCCTGCGTTGGCTCTCAGGTAATACGTTCTTCCTGGAGGCCCGTCTTCTCCACGCATTCTCGCCCATGTATATTTCGCTGGGTCTGCACTGTCCGTCTTTTCGAAATCGGAATAATGACCAATGTAAATTCTATCTGTATCAGTTGTGGAAAAATCCACAGTTCCGTCAATACTATTTGCATAAGCGGTATGGATGTAAGAAGTTTCTCCGTTCTCTCCCGGAATGCCAATTCCATCCGCTCCGTCTTCGCCGCGAAAACGGCTCCAAATGTAATCTTTCGGATTATCAGACGGTGTTTCTGTAGTTTTATTATCAGCAATTCCAACATAGATTGCTTCTGTGACTGTATAGATTTTATCCCCGGTACTGTCCAGTATGGGACTTTCGGCGCTGTCCAGAAGTTTTACATAATCTGGGCTATCACTCATATCAGAGCCATCCGGCATGGATGCGTATTTTCTCCATGTATAAAGCTGTTTTCCGTTTTTCCCTGATTTCTGCTTGGAAATCGTAAATCTCTTCGTTATAGAAAGATTAATCAGGTACGTTGCCTTAATATCCACCCATCCATTGTCTGCACTCAAGCCTGTGACAGTGTAAGTATGTGTATCTACATCCCAAGAGCCGGTTACACTGTCTGATTTTGTAATGGTATAGCTACAATCATTTGTGATATCTGACGAGCCGTACATAACTTTCGCTGTAGTTGCCACTGTTGGAAATACCGGAATGTTTCCGTCTGCGTCAGATGTGATCGTCTGCATATCGTTCGACAGCTGGAATGTCATATTCTTGGCATCCGCAATATTGTTGTCCATTTTTGTCAGTTTATCCGGCAAAGAACTGTCACCAATTACAACATTATCTCCGCTGATGATTACTTTTTTGGTATCCATATCAACTTGGAAGATGATATTTCCATCGCTATCTCTGACAGTCAGTGCGCCTGTGTCAATATAATCAGCATTGATACCATGTGCGTACAGAATTTTTGCTATCAAATCGCCTGTCAGAAAGAAACCGTAAGGATATGTTTTGCCACCATCATTGGATACGCCAATGGCTTCTGCTGTGAATTTAATTACATTTTTTGATTCTGCAAGTGTAGGCTTGTCATGCAGATATGTAATAGTACTGCCATCTTCCTGTGCGACTGATGTTTCATATAATCCAGAAGAATTTTTTAAGGTTTCTTCTAATTTCTTTACTGCTTTTTCTCTAGCTGATTGTTCTTTTTTAACAAGTCGTCTTGCCTCTACGATTGCCTTAGTGGATTCTGACTGGAACTTGCTCATTCCTCTGATCGGATCATCGGCTTGAGTTTTTACAGTGGTCTTTCCATTAACGGAACAAGAAACGTCCGTCAGCGGAGTTATATATCTGTTCCATTTGCGATCATAAGTATATGCCATATCTCCAAACTCAATGAGTGGGTTATATACAAGTTCTCCCGACATGTTACGGAATTTAGCTCCAATTATGGAATCACCGATTTGAGCAGCTACCGTGTCCAAGTCCGAATCCGCAACAAGGTCGTTCTCCAATTCAAGAACATATCCTGTGCTTCCGTACATGGCTTCATTTTCTCTATTTTTTAGCTTGATTCCAGTAATCACAATATCATCACTAGAAACGGTTGGACTTGTAAAAAAGTCTTTGAGCTTTTCGGATGTGTCAGCTGCTGATTCGATCAGTGTCAAGAATCCATCACTATCAATTGTCCAGTTCCCTGTCGGACTGATAAAACTTTCTGAGTCAATACTTGCGCCGCCTTTAAATGTTACATTTCCATCAGCGTCCACTACTGCGTTGTAATCTTCTTGTACATTGGAAAAATCCCATCTGATAAATCGCAAGTATCCTCTGCTGTCCAGGCGAGCGTTCGCAGTCTCAAGCATTGCTGCCCATCCGAACAACTGACGAAACGTCATGTTTTCCGGAATCTCTGACACGATCAGATTTCCATGAGCCATGGAGACTTCTGACGGAATACCAAGAGTCTCACACGCATCTCTAACAAGAGTCTCTATTGACTGTGGCAGAACCAGATGAGATATATAAGTTGCGTTCGTTTTATACATATCGTCCAAAGCGGTAAAACTAAGGATTTCGCCATATTGTTCTGGTGTCGTAATTGTATAAATACCTTTATCAATGGTTTCGGCTCTGTCTTCTGTCGCTGCTTTTGTTGCCAGAATCGCACCGCCACTCTGGTCAAGAATTGGGTCATAGTTTTCATCCAGCAATTCATCTGTTGCAGCCGGACTTGCTACGGAGGTCTGCATTTTAAGATACGCATGAACTTTTGCCATGTAGAAATTATAGTTTTTCCACTGGTCGGAAGTGTTGTCCAACTCCAATGTCATGGATTTACAAACAACGCAGCCAATCGGAAAGCTGCTACTTTCTGCACAATCGGAAAAAGTGCAGTTTTCACCCATAATTTCATCTTTTACGGTTTTTACAGTTCCGCCAGGAAAGGTGATTTCCACTTCCTGCCAGACTCTTTCTCCGTCCTGTAGTTTTTGCTTAAATGCATCAGATACATTAATCAAGTGGATTCACCCCCTGCATGTTAAAAGATATTTTTGATACAAATTTTAAGTCTGGAGATATTTCTCCAATAGTTAGGCTTGCTTTTCCAACATAAAATGGGTCGGTTCTCCATGCCATGTGATAAAGCGACCAATGGTACAAATTGAAAGTTTTTCCTTTTGCGATAATTTTGAGAATTTTGTTTGCTTCTATAACTGGAACGTTTGATGCTTCATAGCTATACTGTTCGACTGTAAACAATGGAGTTAACAACGCTTTTCCGAACTGCGTACGGTTACTACCTTCTGAATAAGTTGTTTCGAGGTTATATCCCATATCTTTATCTGGCTGATAGATGGAAGCCCCATTCATCTTGTATCGTTCTGTTATGCCTTTTGGAATAGTTGCCACGCTTCCACCTCCTATGCCAGTTCAAACGGGTTTCTACCGCTTGTATCACGTCTTAACTTTGCTTCTTCGATAATTTCATCAAATACTGTTCTTCGGTTAATCTGAGCAGTAAAACGATAATCACCACCACTCTGCTGCCCTGATTCCTCACGCACGATTCTTCTGAGCAGAGCTTCTGGTGCCTCGATGTTGTTTCCTTGCTTCTGATCTCCTAACACAGCGAGGAATTCTGATCTTGGAGGGATAACCGCACCTTTTGCAAGATAAGGTACTGTTGGCACTCTCGGAAATGTTGCACTAAATCCGATTGTTTTCTTTCCGAACGGTGTAGGCACTTCCCACGGGCCAAAAGAAAATGCAGATTCAATTCCACCAATCGCACTGTTGACAGTTCCAATTGCGCTATTTACAATGCCAATGACCTTGTTCAATATTTTTCGAATGGTATCTTTAATTCCGCCAAATATATCGACAACCTTATTTTTGGCTGATGTAAATTTTTCCACTATACCGTTTTTAATTCTCTCAACAAGATTTCCTACTGTTGACCAAATTGCAGTCCATTTTTGATATGCGCTGGATTTGACATTATCCCAAATCGTCACAATTTTAGATGCGAGATTCTTAAGACTAGAGCTTATAGCGTTGACAAATGTTGATGTTTTATTTTTAATCCAATCCCATACTTCCCCTGCAACTTCTTTAATCTTGTCCCAGTTTTTGTACAGTAATACGCCAATTGCAATGCAAGCCGTTATTGCTGCTATAAAAATTCCGCCCGGTCCGATAGCCGTTGCAATAGCTTTAATTCCTCCCATAATGCCGCTAGAACCAGTCATAAGTGCAATAAGGCCTTTTATAAAACTCGCTACTGTCGTTATACTTCCTGCTATTCTTGACGCTAGCCCTGCAATTTTCGCCGCCGCGAACGCTCCGATTAGAGCTGCGCCGAATGCTTCAATAATTGTTTGATGATCCGCAAAGAATCCAGCCAAATCCGATACCAGATTGATCACTGTCGGAAGTCCTACTTCAATCACCCATTTAAGCATCGGAAGAACGATATTGTTGTAAATCCATTCAAGAACATTTCCAATCGATTCCAGAATTGGCGCAAATGTGCTTGTTAGATTACTAATAGATTCCAACAACGGATAGAAGTCCAAGTTCGCCGCCCATGTCGCTGTATCCTCTGCAATCTTCTCAACAAACTGCATGACCACCACAAGAGCATCTGCGATATTCTGTATAATCTGCGTTCCGACGTTGTTTTTGCTCCACGCGTCAGCGAAACCGGAAGCAATGTTCCCAACGGTCTTAAGCACGTTCTGGGCAATCTTAAGCATGGTCGTGAGCATTGTTGTGCCTGTGCCATTTGTCCAGACCTCTACAAGGCTTTTACCTACACTCTTGGCGAGCTTTGCAATTCCCGACAAGGCAATGTTTGCCGCGTCAATGGTATTCTTACCTTCTTTTTTCCATGCGTCCTGAAATGGCTTCCAGAGTTTTTTAAGAAGGTCAGCAAGTTTCTTTGCGGAATCGCTAATCTTGTCAAGTGCGGTTTCGCCTTCTGCGAGATTGCCGTAGTCCACATTACCAACTGAACTCGGAAGGCCACTGTTACCTGCTCCACCACTTCCACCAGATGAAGATGGTGTGGAAGATGAATTGCTGCCAGTAGATGTGACTTTGTGAACTTCATCAAGTGACGAAAGATAGTTTTTGGTTTCCTTATTCGCTTTTTTTGTTGCTTTTGCATTGTCGTTCGTGGCATCTGCCAGTTTCTCTGCATTATCTGCCGCCTGTCCATACTGGTCCGCTGTATCTGCGATCGCGTCTGTTCCGGCAAGACCCGCTCCACTTCCGCTCGTTTGACCGGAAGATTTCTTGCCAGTAATAAGCTCCGTGAATGACTTAAATGCGTTTGCCAGAGTCGCCAGTTTGCCGAGAAGAATATTGATTACTTTCAGAACAGGTGTAAAAATATTAATCAGCCCTTGTCCGACTGTTGCCTTGAGGGACTGCAACTGCAACTGCATCACTCGCACCTGGTTCGCCCAGCTGTCAGAAGTACGAATGAAGTCACCAGATGCGGCTGATAACTGTTCCTGCACAAAAGCAAAGCGGAGAGCAACTTTCTCCTGTTCAGTCATTGCAGATGTGGTCTTGCCGTAGCCATTTGCAAGTGCATATTGGTCAAGTGCCGACTGGGTCATTACCACGCCGAGGTCCTTGAGTGTTTCCGTTTCGCCCGTAAACACTGATTTCAGCTTAATATAAGCCAAGTCCTGACTGATGTTATAGAATGATGCTACGTCACCAGTCAACTGTGTTAGAGCCGTTGACATGTCGTAAGCCTGTGCTTCTGAGAATCCGAACGACTTAGACATTGCTCCGAACGTACCGACATACCTTTTTGCCATGGTTTCTGACAGTCCGGCTGAGGTCATGGCATTCTTTGCGAATTCGTTCACCTTATCCGACATGGTGGTAAATGTAACATCGACCACGTTCTGCACTTCTGCGAGGTCAGAGCCAATTTCCACGCACTCTTTTCCAAACTGTACCAATTTACCAACAGCAAAAGCCCCACCAATTAACAGACCGATTTTTTTTACAGCACTTCCAAGGCCGTTAAATGACTGTTTTATAGCTGATACGCCATTTTGGACACCGGTTGTATCCATTCTGGTATCAATAATGACTGAGCCATCAGCAGCCATGCGTCCACCTCCTAACTATTTGAGGTTTAACATCTCATTCAGCGCATCTTTATACGCTTGCTCCTCTTCGCTGAGACGTGTTTTTATATCAATAATGTTCTTATTTTCCTGATAGAATTTCTTTTCCCATTTATCGAGCTTTTCGCCCTTTGCCTTTTTTGAACGAATTCCAACTACGGTATTAAAAAGACATTCGCCAGATTCCATAAAGTATCCAAAAAACGTCCACCAGTGCATATAAGGCACTGCTCTGATTTCTTTACCGGTAACCTTGTTTACCGCCGGAACAATCATGTCTCCATCCTGTTCCCAATCCATTAAACGGGGCTTTGGGCGGTTTGGATTATCGTCAGACTGCCCGCAGTCGATGAACTCTGATGCTTTCTGACAAGCTTCATCCAGACACTCAGCCGGTATACTCTGCCAGTCCTCGAACAGAATCTGTAACATAACGACTGCTTTTGCCTGCTCATCCAGTTCTGGGTCGTTCATGGCTATGAGAATATCAATGATTGCTCGAAAATCGGTTCTAATAGAAAAATCCACCCCACTGATGTTGAGTGAGGTGGGAAGCTCATAGGCGGTCATTCTGTATACTTCTTCGTATACTTATTGACTGCTGCCTGCATTTTCTTTTTTCTCTTTTCAATTTCCGGTGCAATTGCTTCTGCGATCTTATCCAGAACGATATATGCGAATACCTGACCATTGCCGAATACAGTAGTTGCTGTGATCGGCTCCTTGAACAGCTCTTTTGATGCTTCATATCCGAGCAGATAGTTGATTTTGTCTTCGATCTGTTTGTTCAGTTCTGCCACTTCCTTACCAGATGTGACTTTTTGAATAGAATTTTTAAGCTGGTCAAAGTACTCTCCCAGTTCCTCCGCACGTGCTGCTACATTGATATCAGTCGGGTTAAGCTTGAAAGAAGAAAAAACTTCGTCTTCGTTGTTGGTAAACGTGAATGTAAAAATTCCATCATCAATTTTGGTATTAATTACTTTTGCCATTTAGCATATCCTCCTTGTGTATGTGCTTATTCACTGTCAGCTGTGAATGTACCGGAACTGATATCAAATTTTCCTTTTACACGTTCGCCAACATAGTTGACAGTAAATGGAATCTGATAGCCAGATGTGTCACCGCCGTAGGAGGTCGGCACAACGTAGCAATCCTGCTGATACGCTTCATACTTGCCTGCTGTGGCTTCTGTCCAGAGATGGACTTCAACTGCTTTTGTCTTGAGATTATCGTCTTTGAGGCGTCCGTCCACAATCTTCTGTAATGCTCCGAACAGATCAGAAGTAGTGTCTGCATAGAACGGATCAGCGTCAGAAGAAACTTCATAGCCATTGTGTTTGAATGTGGATTCTCCAAGAATGTTTTTAGATGTTTCGGTATCCGGGTTGAGTTCGATGTTGTACTCTTCCAGATCCTTTCCAAGACGCTCATATTTCGGTGTCAGCCCTCCACAGAGGGAACCTGCATCGATATAATGGGCCATATATTTACGGTCAATCTTGCCTGTAACTGCCATAGAAATGTCCTTTCTGCCTATAACTTTTAAAAGGCTGTGTAGGTTAGCGACTATCTCCAATTGATAGCCGGTTGTTACTTGTTATATTACTTCATAAGTATTTTCGTAGCGTACTGACAATGGCAATAACCAGTCCTGTACGCCGTTCTCCTGCGGCTCTGTACCGTAGGAGTTTCCACGGGTTATACGTTTTATCACTCGCCCTTGCGAAAGCTCTGGAAACGCATTTAAACGTGTCTCAGTGCCATTTATGACAACTGGTTCTCTGCATATCCATTTACCGAGATTATCCAAAAATTTCTGAACAGATAATTTCTGCCTCTCCTTGTCGGATGCTGTTCGGTATACCACATAAAATGGATACTGGCATACCTGATGCATTACGCCACAAACATCTTCTTTTTCTGAATAGATCAGCGCCCCGTTGTCTGCTGAAAACGCAATTCCCGATTCTTTGCCAAGTTCCTCGAATTTGATTATTTCATTGTCGTGTAGTCCCGGATACTGGTTTAGAAGTGCTTTCATGGCGTCTGTCAGAATGTCATATCCGGTTGCATCTACTCCGATAGGTTTATCTGCCATGTCTGCCACCTCCTGCCTGTGCTTTTACTTTGCGAAGCCATGTACTGCCGTATTTTCGTTTAGCGGCATCGAACCATTCAGCTTGTACCTGAGTATGCGGTGATTTTGTATATTGAAGATTCTCCTTTGCGTTCGTCTTGCCAGAATACTGACTCACAAGAACCTTTTCCGCATCGTGTCTTGCCCATGTGCTACCTGTTGCGGGGTCGACCATGGTTTTTCCAAAATAAAGAAAACGTCCATCTGGTTCTGCCGCCGCACATACAAATCCAGTCCCTTGCATCGATGTACTTTTGGCTCTTGTTCGGTCAATAAAATCTCCCGAAATCATTGGCATAAACTCTATCATACTGTCCATAACCATTCCATCAAGGAGGTACTGGGCTTCTTGATACTGTCTGGAGAATCTATCCATATTCAGTTTAATTTTCATATCTCCATCAACTACAGAGAATCCTTTGAAATGATGAATTTTACTCATATTACTTACCCAGAATCTCAAAATGCGGAATCAGTGTATATGGACCGCCTACACTGGTAATCTTGAACACGTTATCCTTATTCTCATTCATGTACTGATAGAATCCATTTCGGTAATC